TACCATCTACTGCTAATCTTGTTCCTGGTGCGTTTGTGCCTATCCCAACGTTCCCATCATCACGAACCATCAATGCATTATTATTGCCTGCACTGTTGTGGAATTGCGCTGTCCAAGTGGATGTACTCGTTGTTGCGCCTCTAACATTAAAAGTACCTGTATTTGCCACGCTTGCACCAACACCTAAACGTTTATTGGTATTGTCCCAAACAAAAGCGTTGTCTCCTGCTTGAGTTTGCGTTCCTGTCCAAAACGATACCTGCCCACTTGCGCCCGACCCTATCACGTCGCTTGCCGGATCGGTATCAACCGTAACAGTGCCGCCTCCATTTGATAAGGTTAGAGTATTGGTTCCGGTGGATAGCGTTTGCAGCTCGTTACTTACCGATCCATCTACTTCCGTGCCCGTGACCGTAATGGTAGTGCCGGATGTACCTACTGTATTAATACCAGCGCCTGCAATAGTTACCGACCCTCCACTGTTTGAAAGAGTAGCTGTGTTTGTTGCTACTGACAGTGTTTGCAGCTCGTTGGTAGCACTACTATCTGCAACGGTTTTTGCCTCCCATCGCTTGTCAATGTTATCCCAAGTTAATACCTGGTTATTGATAGGATTCGGCACAAAAACGTCGTGTAGTTCGTTAAGCTCATATCCGTTTTGCACTTGTACAAAAATAGCGCCCTGCGTTGCATGTTTGCGAACACAAAATCCAATCATTACGCCATGTTTGGGAGCTGTTGGTCTTACGGCTGTCATTGCTCCTGCGGTGTCGGCTGATAACCATACTATGTCGCCTTCTGTTAGGTTAGTAGTGTTAAGGTTGCGAACCAAACCGAACGTCGTGCAAAATGCTTTGTTTCCGCCTGTGGCACTTTCTGTCATTAACCCAAACGTGGTAGCGCTTGTTGCATCTGCTGCTGCAAGTGCATAGCGTACCGTTTTATTTGTTCCATCTGCGCCTACAATGTACACTACTTTACCCTCTGTAAGTCCTGTGTTATCAGCATGCTTCACTAAACTTACTTCTTTCTCTCCTATTTGTAAAGTTACATTGCCGCCCTTTAATAGCAAAGTAAGTGTTCCATCCGTGTCATTCCATTGGACACGACCAACTGAGCCATCAAGCGCACTGCCTGTGCGAAATTGCAGGTAATTAAGGCTGTCAAGTATAATTGTATCGTTCTCAATCCTAATGCCTTCGCCTGCGGCCAAAGTAGAGCCGCTGCCAATTTGAACCCATGTAGAGCCATTATAAAAATAAACCTCCGGAGTCGTACAATCATTAATTACTACCTTACTATCGCCTTTCGTGGGAGTGTATGCCGGTGTCGTGCATCCTGCAATTTCCTCGATTGTGTTTCCAAGTAATTGCCATCCTCCGGGCGTGTTGTAGTGATACCATTTCCCTGTTACGGTGTCAATAGCAACTCGCGAAGTACGTGCAGGAGGCACAAATGAAGGCGCGCCGTTAGTATAACTAATTCCGGCGCCGTATGTAATGTTATTTTGTGCGGAAATTTGCGATAAACTGCAAAAAAGCGCGGCAATTATTAAAAGGTATTTCATTATCCTATCATTTTAAGGATGCCATAAGGCATACCGTAGTAATTATCCTGTGTTAAAAAGTAAAGATCGCCAACGTTTAATCCGTCGGCAATTGCTTCACTATCATCGCGAAAAAATAAACCCTTAACGGGCAATGGCGGGCCGACCTGATTTTGTCGATTAATCCTAACCGTATATTGTGCAATGTGGCAATGGTAGCCGGAGTCATTGTCGTAAATTTGCCTAACTTGTTCGTACCTTATTCCATCTATTGCAGTTAGTTCAAGTTGAAAAGTAACATCGCCGCGAAAAAAATCTATCGCGCGTCTAAACGCTTCCTCTGCTTGTCGCGTTTCATCGAATGACACTCCCCAAATTGCGACCTCAACCAAAACATTGTCCACCCAACTTGCTGCGCTTTTATTGTGAGCTGGATTGGAGCCTACTACCGTAACAACAGCGAATGGAAGCGCGGCGCTTTGCGGCGCAACTACCGGATAAACGCGCGTACCAAAGATGGCAAACGCGTCGGTGTTATCTGCTATTATTTTTCGGATTGGGCCTTGAACGTTCATTATACTTTTTTTAGGCGTTTGATTTTGGCTTTTAAGCCCTCTACAATCGTTTTTTGCGTTCGCTCTCTCATCATTATCCAAGTAGGCAGAATAAACGGTCTTGGCGGTGTGTGGCGCGTGCCTTTCTCGATCATGTGAGCGTAGTATCCATCCGTTTTGCCAAATGGCCCAAAAACGCCCTGAGCGGTTCCCTTTGCTAATTTAGCACCCACAAAAACCGCGTACTTGCTTTGCCTAAATCGCATAACGTCAAACGATGCAGCGAGGTTGCCCGGATAATAGGTCGCTACTACATTGCCGCGTCCCTTTGGCGCGCGCATACTCTTAACGAGTTTTGCAGTGCTGTATCTTTTGTGAACTTTGCGGCCGTGTGGCGCTGCCCGGTAAAGGGCTGCTACTACCGGTTTAGCCGATTTGGTTAGAATAGCGCTCGTCCCGCGTTTGGCGTTGCGCGCTATCTGCCTAAATTCTTTTAACAGCTCCTCGACTTCCTTTGCTAATTGTTCGTTCATTCTGTTACCTGTGTTTCAAGTATTAAACGATCGTTTCTGCCCTGTTCGGATATACGAATTATGTCCCAGTTGTCACCGTTATAAACAACACGATCAATTACCGTTACGTCTGTTTTACGAATCTCAAAGTTTGCCCGGTTAGTTGCATAAACCGCGCCTTCTGTAACGTCTTCACGGACTCCGCTTTTTGGGTACATAACCGCTGCCCAAACAGTTAGCAAGTTAGACCAAGTTTCCACGCGTTCGCCGGTCGCATTTTCGACCAACGCACGGCGTTGAATCGTAATTTGTCTATCCAATTTGCCAATGGTTTCCTTTTTATTGCGCATCATATCACAAATCGAGTATAGGGTGACATAAAGCGCTCGGATGCGCGTATAACAGCGTCCGAAGGTGAATCGGTGCGATTTTCGTAAATGTCCGCTAAAATCAAAAATACTGCAATCTTTAAATTAGCAGGAACCGCCGCCGCGTTCGCATATCCTGTCGAGTACGTGACTTTAACTTGGAATGGCTCTGCGGTTGCGTTCCATCCATCGACGGGAACAACTACTCCCCTTTGGCTTTGTGTGTGCTTCTCAATAACATATTCACTCGACGCCAAATTGGTAAACGTCGCCGGATTTGTGCTGATGGAATACCCAATAGACGTGAGTGCGCTAAATGGCGCGTAAGTTAAATTGAATGGCTGGTCATCATCCGGAAAGCTTCGGTAAGTTTCAACAACCGTTGCGCCCAAAAGTGACATTTGACAGTACTGTTCGACAAAACGAATTGCCGCCCGCAAATAAGCCTCAATAATTGTATCCTCAGCGCTCCCCGTAACGCGCAAATGCGTTTTAGCCTCATCAACGGAAACGGGCAAGGAGGAAGAGTAAGTTAGCTCTATTGCGGACGGCAAATATTTCATTTTATCGCTTTGTTGCTTTTTTTACGATTGCGTCTGTGGCTGCTTCAATTAGGACTTCGGCAATAACTGCCAAACCATCTTTGATTAGCCGCTTGGCGCGTGATTCCGGTACGTCTTTATGAATACCTTTACCGTACCCAAAGTCGCCTTCCTCATCATGGCCAACCAAACTATCTAAAACGCGAATTGTCATGACTAAGCGGTGATTAGGTGCTTAACTGCTGCTGTGTCAAGTAATTTCGCGTCCCAACGAGCGAAGCCAAACAATCCAATTTCGCCAGTGCCCATGTACAAGTACTCATTCCGCAAAATTTCAAGCGCGCGAGATTGACGAACCAAAAACTTGCTGAAATCGCCGAACAAAATTAACTTGGAAGCGGTGTTAATTGTGCTATCCATGTCCTGGTTAATCACGTATTGGAATCCGTCGATTGTTGCAGGTTCGCCCACGATAAATGAAGGCTGCCATAATGGACGCGCGTCAGATGCTCCGATTGATAGCTTTTTAATGTACGCAAGTACATTGTCGTGCATCATAAAGCGGCCGTTGCGGCGGTACTCCGGATCTACGCTGTGTACAAGGTCAAGAATTTCGGCAAAGGTAATTGCAGTAGCGGACGCGGCGGTTTTACCCAAAGTTGAACCGGTTACAACGCCCTGAGGCTGTGAAGACCCTGTACCAGTTGTACAGCTTTCGTTTGCAGCACGGCCAAAACGCGTACCCATCAAGTTAGCGACATACGCTTCAATGTCAAATGCGCTATCTTGGATAAGCTCCTTTGAAAGCTTGATAAGATCGCGATAAGTGTACGCACCAACAGCAACCTGTGCGAAGGTTGTGTCCTGTACAGTCGCGGCGCTACCTTCAGCAACGAGTACCGCTTTGGCGCTCGTGTCGTTGTTGGTAGGGAAATTCAAGGTATTTCCGGAGTCGGTCAAAAGCAAGTTTGCAACTTCCAAAACACCGCCATAAGCCTTCATTGACTCAATGATCTGATTTGCAAGGCTAATGGGAACAGTAAAGCCGCCCAAAGAGTTAGTGCCAGCGATTAACGTGTTGGTTCCACGCTTTTCCAAAATAGAACGCTCGGCGTCTGTCATGCGCGCTTCGCCTTGAATCATGTACTTGCGGAAAATGGCGTTAAAGTCGGCGTTTACTTCCTCAGGATTGCGCTTATCATTTGCGCGACCTCCTCTCTCCTCGTTCTCATAAAAAAGCTCTGCTGATCGTTTTTCAGCTTCAAAAGCTTTTTGGCTGCGTTGAAAGGATTGGTAGGCTTCTTCCTGCTCCTTCTCAGCGCGGGCAAAAGTTGCCTCTAATTCGGATTTGCGGACATCGGTAAGCCCTTCCACACTTAAAGCGGTGGCGGCGTCCCTCATTGCGGCTACTGCGTTGTCATGCCGCTTTTTTAGATCTTGGATTTGTTCTAAGGTCATCTTTTAAAAGTAATTGAATTTAAAAAAGCGGCCGCGTTTGCTTTCGCAATTGCCAACCGGATATTTATGTTTTGGTTTTTTGGAGCTTCTACTTTTTTTGCGCCCTCAAATGAACGCTTGGCCACTGTTGTATCTTGGTAGGCCGGAAACGTAACCGGCGCAACGTCGTAAAGCGTGCCGCCTTTTAGTAGTTCCCTAACTTGTACTTTGCCACCATAGGTTGCCCGGTCGATCCACTCGTCCGGAATTTTGCCGCGTAGTTCATCCGGATCCAATTCGCTCCAATTTTCGTCCTTTACGGTAAATTGGAATGAGCTTTGGAATATGTCGCCGCGTTTAACCTCCTCGTAAGTGTCGCGGCCTATTTGCGTGTCCGGTAAATCAACTTCGTATTGCAGACCCTTGTCATCGACTGTTAATCGGAGTGTGTTATTTGCGGTTCTGCCAAGTACTAAATTTGAATCGTGGTTTTTTAAAGCTGCGGTTTTGCTCGTGTCCATTCCATCAAAAAATGAACGGTTCACCTTTTCCAAGTACCAACCCATCGAAGTATAAGTATCAAATATTGCAGCCGTGCCGCCAATTCTCATTGAGCTGTCATTCTCTGCGCGTTGTTCGAGCGCTCCAATGTTTGCAAGGCGTACCTCCGCTTCTGATATTGTTCTATTGTTGTTGGTCATTGTTAGGCGCTTGTAAATTTTCAAGAGTAGTCATATTGACTTGGATATAATGCTTTTTGCCAAGCCCGTCGGCGATTGGATTCATATTTTCAAGGCGCCGAACCTCGTCCAAACTCATAACGCCAGCGTTTAGCATTTGGGAGTAGTATTGTGCGCGCGCTTGGGTGTCGCCGCGTAACAGCGAGTCAAGGTTAAAGCGGAAAAAGTAGTTAGCGCGATCGGATTTGCGTATTACGCGGCGGTTCAATTCGTCCTCAAAATTCTTGACGATTGGGCGTATTGTGTGCGTTACGAACTCGATTGACTGATGTTCGATATTTCCAAAAGTAGCGCGCTCAAGGTCGCCAATTAGGTGAAGCGGAACTCCAAAAAAGCGGGCAATTTCTCGCACCGTCATATTTGACGACTCGATGAATTGTGCATCCTTTGGGCTGAGTGCAATTTGTTGGAATTTAGCGCCGCGATCTAATACGCCGATTGATCCTGTTTCTTTATAATTGCGCATTACACGAAGGAAATTTTCCCTCATAAAGTCGGCCTGCTTTTGGTCGAGTGGTATAGGAGTTTCTACAATACCGCGAAGGCCGCCGCCGTTCTCATACATCGCCGCGGCATAGTCGTTTGCAGCCAGCGCCATTCCAACGGATTCGCGCGCATAGGTTAAAGGGCTTTTGCCCTCGATGCCGTCATCGGAAAAATTACGAATGTGGAGAACCTCTCCGGAGTCAAGCGTTTCGCTTACTCCCTCGTTTGTGTTCTTGTAAAATATTTTTCCTTTGTAAAGGTATGGTTCGACAAAATCCGGATGGAGTATTTGGAATCCGGAAACGCGGCCGGTGCGGTCAAATTTCAATTTGGCATACGCGTTGCCTCTCATCATCAAATGAAGCATAAACGTACTCCGCCAAGTGTAGGAGGTCATCCGGTCGTTTGGCTCAATGCAAACGGCGTACTGTTCCGGAGTGCCTGTAATCTCTTCGGAGCCGTCATCTAATTTCCTGTAAAATCCTAATTGGAGGCTTGCAATGGTGCGAGAAAGTAAGCTAACGCACGCGTAAACGGTCGATACTTTTAGTGCTGTTTCCGGATTGACCTTTTGCCCAGCGACCGAAGGCCCGCCATTAAGCCACTCGATAAACCAGCTGGAAGGATTCGACAACGTCGAGCGCTGTTCCGGTTTTGAGCCGATTAAGGCTTTGAATTGGTCAAATAGTGCCATTTGTGCAAATATGGCAGGATATTACGCTTATTTCCGCGTTTTTTGGGTAACATTATAGGCGTTTAACCTTTTTCCGTTCGTTTTTTCGCATAATAGATAGGCACTTTCGGAAAACGCCGTAATTCTTGTACTTTTTACGCCCTTTTTTCGCAAAAAACGCCTGCTCTAATTCATTATAAATCAAATAGCGGGCCTTGTATGGTTCGTTTATACAGGCGTCATCGTATTGCTTTTTAAATTCACGCGCTTCTACTAAACGCCCCACGCTTTTAGAGTGTGTTTAAACGGTTGGCCTTCAATACCTTTAATCAATTCCATCATTTGTAAGGCAATTTCACGGACTTCGATTTGGGCGTGCTTATCCGCTCTTTGGGTGTAAAAATTATGGAACGAACGAAGATTGAACATTACGTCAAAAGTAATCTGCGAGTTATACAATTTAAAATACCTTGCTGACTCCTTAGCTCGCTTTCTGCCGAGTTGCGGCGTTAGTTGCTTGACCGCTTCGTGGTATAGTGTGTTTGATAGGTTGCTGAATAATGATAATGCGCTGCCCCAGTTATACGGTTCGTGTAGCTGCTGTACAAAAAACTCGTGAACCTCCGGATCTGCTATTTCACCATAATTCAATTGAGCGTGCTTGAAATCCACCGGAACGAATACTTTGTCTTCTTTCAACTCCTTGTAACGCGCGCTTTCAGCGTTTACGCTGCTAATTCGATGCTTTAAAAAGTGGTTATGCGTTGCAATGTCGGC